CATCAAGATTAATAAGACTTGAGAAGTGTAAGAACATGATAGACGAGTTAATGAAGGAAATATATGTTCCTGAGAGTTTTATACTGACTCATCTTGTCAATATCGTACAAGGCAAAGAGAAGACAGCAGACAAGTTAAAAGCTCTTGAATTACTTGGACGAAACAAGGCTATGTTCACAGATAAAGTTCAACAAACTGGTGCAACAGAAATTGTTGTGGGACTACCTAAGAAGGAAGAGCCTAAACAGATTATTGATGTAAAAGAGGATGATCAAGAAGAAAACACCATCCAATAATCGAATGGTGTTAAGCAAGATTCTCTTCATACTCTTTTATGATTTTATAGAATGTAGTCTTTTTTAACTTCAATTCATCCATTAATTTAACGGCTGTAATCTGGTCTGCTTTCCATTGTGGGTAGAGTATTTCTAATGTCTTACGTTGTTCTTTGGATAGTGCATTTAGTTTCATTTGTGGTCTTCCTAGATGTTTACCTTGAGACTTAGCTACCGCAATTCCTTCTGCTTGGCGAGTTCTAATCTTCTTGCGTTCTTGATCAGCTACGTATGATAAAAGGCTTAAGAACTGGTCTTCCATGAGTTTCCCAACATCTCCAGCAGCTTTAAATTTTCGACTATCGAATAGTGTTTCATTCTCAAGGATAACAATATCTGCATCTTTTTCTCTGGTAATCCATTTCCATTCCTTTATGATTTCGTCATAATTTCTACCTAATCTATCTAAGGCATCAATATAAACCAAGTCACCTTTACGAATGTTACGTTTCATTGCCTGATACTCTGGTCTATTGAAGTCTTTACCACTTGCTTTGTCAATGTAAATGTCTTCTTTGTCTACACCTTTATCAAGCATCTTCTTAACTTGCCTAGCTTCATTTTGATCTTGGCTTGAGACTCTAATGTAAGAAATGATTTTAGTATTAGACACGATTATCATCTCCCTAATTGGTAATTGTTACCTTCATTATAATCGTATCGTTCGTAAAGGTCAATATAAAATCATGAACGTTCATAAAATGGTTTTTGTATCTTTACGGCTATTAAAAGTGACATTTTATTCCCTTTCGTTAAGGTATACCTTTACGAACTATGAGTAGACCATTTCGGTCTGCTTTTTTCATGTCAATCAAGAAAGTAGGTGAGAAAATGGCAACTAATAAACAGGTTAAAGTGGATTTAACCAGACTACACCAATTGACTAACAGTGTTTATGTACCACTCTACGACAACAAATCACGTTTCTTAGTCTTATATGGTGGTGCAGGTAGTGGAAAATCAGTATTCGCTGCACAAAAGATTGTTGTGAGGATGCTATCTGAAAAGACTCATAAGTTCCTAGTGGTTAGGAAGGTAGCAAACACACTTAGAAACTCAGTATATGCCCTTATCAAAGAGGTAATTGACCAATGGGGGCTTACAAAGCTATTCACCATCAATAAGACTGACATGGAAATCACCTGTGTAAATGGGAATAAGATTATATTTGCTGGTCTTGATGACGTTGAAAAGTTGAAATCCATTGCTGGAATCACCGGAATATGGATGGAAGAAGCCTCTGAGATGATACAAGAGGATTTGCAGCAGTTAAACCTACGTCTAAGAGGTCAAACAGTCAACTATAAGCAAATCATCATATCATTCAACCCTATATCAGTTGTCCATTGGCTCAAAACCTACTTCTTTGACAGTCCAAAAGACAATGCAACTGTCCTGAAGACAACCTATAAGGACAATGAATTTATAGATGATGAGTATAAGAAGGAATTAGAGTCATATTTGGATACAGATCCATATTGGTATATGGTTTATGCCCTAGGTGAGTGGGGTGTAATGGGGAAAACAGTCTTCAATGCTCAACTTGTTACAGATAGATTAATTAGGGTTAGAGATAAGAAGCCAATTAGGGGTACATTCGTCTTTAAGTATGAAAATCAAATGATTGTAGATAACTCTATACGCTTTGTTGAGGATGAAAATGGAGAATTAACCATCTATGAAAAGCCTATTGCTGGTGTTCCATACGTCATTGGTGGCGATATTTCAGAGGGTGGAATTGACTATTCTGTCGGACAAGTAAGGAATAATCTTACATGGAACCAAGCAGCAGTGTGGAGAGGTCAAGTTGATACGGATATCTATAGCAAACAGATGTATTGTCTTGGTAAGTACTACAATGAGGCACTTATAGGTATTGAAATTAACTTTGACTTACATCCAGTGAAGGAATTGCAGCGTTTAGGTTACTACAATCAATACATAAGAGAGACAATGGATAGTTACACTGAGCAAACTCAGAAGAAATATGGGTTCAGAACAGACAGAGTAACTAGACCAGTTATCATAGCTAACTATGTTGCTTTGGTTAGGGATCATATAGATAGTTTCAATGATGTAGCCACATTAGAAGAGATGCTTACCTTTGTCAGAAATGAGAATGGTAAACCTGAAGCGCAAAAAGGAAAACATGATGACACTATTTTAGCAGATTGTATCTGTCTAGAAATACGCTCACAGCAGATTTCACGATTTGCAGACCCTACAGATACTAATGCCCTGTCTCACTATTCGAATGACCAACAACACTTGCCATTTGCCCTTCAAGATAACGAAGATGACAACGTATCATGGCACGATTTATGATTTTATAGGAGGTGAATGGATGTCTGACCAACTACAACCTAATACAACAGATGATACTGTACAGTCTGATACAGCAATGTCAGATGCACAGTTATATAGTAAGATTGTAAAGCAATTTAGAGAGTCATTAGGTTCTCTATCTGAATTACATGCAGAGTTTAGAGAGTACGATGACTTCTACCTAGCCAAACAGTGGAATGAAAAACGTGCTTCTTGGCGTCCCAATCCAATCGTCAACTATATTGCTTACATAGTGGACTCTAAAGCCCCACAAATCACAAACCAACGACCATCAGGTTTAATCTTACCTACCTCATCTGAAGATGAAGAGGCTGCTAAACTATTCACTCAAATTACAGAAGTCATTTCTGACCGTGTAAACCTTGACGAACGTATCGATGAACTAGTTAGAACTGGTTTGTTAATGGGTACAGGATTCCTAAAGGTTTATTGGGATAACTCCCTCGAAGGTGGTAGCCTTGCTAAATTGAATATTTGGAAAGGTGACGTGGCTATAGACAATGTTGACCCCACTTCCATCTATCCAGACCCTCAAGCGACCTCTATTGATGAGTGTCGTTTTATTATTTATGCAGTTCCTAAATCCATCAAATGGGTAGAGGAGAAGTTTGGTGTAAAGGTTGATCCTGAATCAGCTACAGAAGGTGAAGTTTACAACCGGATGTCTAATAACTACACCAAGAATCGATGCATGATGTACGAGTATTGGTATCGTGAGAATGGAACCATTAACTGTATTTATGCAGCAGGGGGGAAGATTCTTAAGAAGATACCAAATATCTATAAACATGGACGTTATCCATTTGTACCATTCATAGCAAAGAAGAATCGCAAAAGTTTATGGGGGATTGGTGAGCCTAAAAATATCATCAATAATCAAAAACTTATCAATAAGTTGCTTGAAATCCCCACAACATCAGCATTATTAACGTCCAATCCTATTGCATTGGTTAATCCGAATAGTGGCATTGATCCAAAGAAATGGACAAATAAGCCTGGTCAAGTTTGGACGACTAGAGATATCAATAATGCTGTAAAGTGGCTACAGCCTCCAAGTGTTTCAGGAGATGTATATAACGGTTTGGAGCGATTAATCACCCTTACAGAGAAAATGTCAGGTGTTTATGATGCAGCAACAGGAAATACACCACAAGGGATTACGGCTGCAACAGCTATACAGTTGTTACAAGAACAAGCATCTTTACCAGTTAAAGGTATCACTCGTAATTTGTTCAATACACTTAAAGAGGTCTATGAACAGATGATGGAATTAATTAAAGAGAATTACACTGAAACTCGTTATATTCGTATTACAAATGAACAAGGACAACATGAGTTCCTTAAATTTAAAGGTAGTGAATTTGCTGAAATAGATTTTGATCTTAAAGTGACTGGTACAGCCTCAACTCCAATGTCTGAAGCCTTCTTGTCGCAGTTAGGTAATGACTTATTACATGCAAATTTATTACTTCCATCAGAATATGTACGTATGTTGCCTAACTTCCCTGGTAAGGACAAAGTGGAACAACGATTAATGGAAATGGAGCAAGCACCGCCTCCTCCACCACCTAGTCCTAATGGTAATATACCAATGCCAGCACAGCAACAAACGCCTATGCCACAGCCACAAGTTCAACAACCTGATTTAAATATGATATATCAATCTGCTCCAACTGAGATACAACATCAAATGGATTTGATGCATGAACAAGGTATGAGTGATGAGCAAATATTAAACGCCTTACTTCAAATGAATCAGAAGTAGGCGTTTTTAATTTTGTCCAAAAAGGTGATGACGT